TTAATATTTAAAATGTATTTCATTGATTTTAACTGTATTAATATTACCTTCTTTATTTAACCTTCGAGGGATAAAATCTATTTTAATTAAATCGACGGTGCTTGTAATTAATTCCTCTTTGTTTTCTGCAGTCGCCATTTTAAAGCCTTTGATTAATAAATTTTTAACTGACCTAATTTGTTGTTCATTTAATTCTATATTAATTCGAGGGCTTTCTTTTTCTTCAATATCTTTCAATAACTTATCTGTTTCGTCCATTAATACAAAATATTCTTCATCTTTGATATATCCTAATGACCAAGCGCGGGTATAATTTGCGCGTTGCTCTAATATTTTTTCTTTATTATTTTCAATATCATAATCTTTTGGTTTAGGTATATTTACCATGAAGTTATCTGTTCCTTTTTTTAGTAAAGTATTGATGAACTCTCTTTCAATCTCGCTTTCGTTGAATGAAACATCTTTAACTTCTTTGTTTTTATGACATGTTGCACAAGTATAACGTCTAACTTCATAAGATCCTCCATTAGCACGTTTTTGTATCGAGCTAACTAGGTAGAGTTTGTTTTGACATTGCGGACACTCTATAACACCTCTAAATATAGAATTATGTTTTGTTTTAGATTTATGTGTCCTTTTATCAATAATATCAAGCATCTTTGAATGTTCATCTTCGCTTATGATTGGCTCATGCGTGTTCTTTATTAGTAAATCTCCATGTTTGGTATGTCCTCGCAAAATCGGGTTTCTCATCCACCCAAGTACTGTCTTCCTGTTCCATTTTGTTATACCAGGTGGTTTCTTCTTGCTTTCTAACAGCCTAACAACTTCATTAGCGCTCTTACCGCTCAGTAACTTATCCACTATGAAACGAATATATTCGGCGTATTGATTAGGTTTTAATTTTTGATCTACTAAGTCATAACAAAAAGGTTGAACTTTAATATACTTACCACTTCTAACTGCTGCACGAGCTCCTATTAAAGAGCGCTCTCGTATTGTCTCACGCTCCCATTCTGCCATTGCACCAACCATTGTTATAAATAACTTGCCTATAGCAGAAGTTGTGTCAAATAACTCTGTTGCGCTTTTAAAAGCTATATTGTTTTTTTCGAAAACCTCTAACATTTCCAGTAAGTCTCTAACATTACGTGTTAATCTGTCCAATTTGTATACTAGTACTAAATCGAATTCTTCTAATCTATCAAACAACTTTTGTAATGATGGTCTTTTCATTGAACCGCCAGAAACGCCTGGGTCTGAAAATACTTCGTATCGATCCCAGTCGTTAACTTCACAAAATGAAATTAACTTTCTTTTTTGTTCGTGGATAGAATACCCTTCATTTGCCTGTTCAGCGCTTGAAACTCTAGTGTAAATTGCTACTTTCATGTGTTCCCTCCTCAAAATTGGCAAAAAATAATAAGGGTAGGCGAGCTACCCGAAATTTCGCATTATAGATAGGTTAGTGACAAAATACATTTTTCGTCTAGGTTAACCGTACCTCTTAGATTATTAATATTTTCATTTAGATGTTTTTCAGAAACTTTAGCAACTTCATAATCGTTCATGTAAAGTGTTTGTTTTTTTATTGCATAATTAATTAATTCATAATCTTTGTATACTTCTTTCACTTTATCTATATCAACATTTTCAAGAACAAGTTTTTTTCTGTTATTATAATTAAAGTATTCCATTGTTTTCCTCCTATAATAGCTTATCTGCGATCATCACAGCTAATAAATCGTTTTGTCTTATTGCTTCTAATTTTAAGTTGAATATTTGTGTGACGTATTTATCTGAGTTTCTAGGTACTTTATTAATTGTTTTAGAAAAGTTGTTTAACCATTCGATTTTATCTTCATATTTCATTTTACTATTTGCAAAATTCTTTTTTTGACCGTGTCTTAAAAGTCTAGTTGTATATTTCCCGGCAAGTTGGTGTCTTTTTTCTTGGTTTTTATAAATTGGACTTTTATAAATAGCTTTATAAATTTCGTTTATAGTAGCAAAATATTGATTTCCTGTACTTTTATTTACAGACAAATGATTGCTAGACTCGAAATCGTTGACTACAATATAGTATTCATAGTCGGTTTTTATCGAGTAATTTTTCGAATTCATCAAAAATTCTATAGTAAATAATTGGTCTTCAGCAGTTTTAGAGAATGTTTTGAATTTTATCTTGTTTTTATCTATAACACTTTTTTTAAACATTTTTAGTACTGATAAAGCATAAAAAATACTATTATCAATAATATCAGCTTTCGCTACATTTCCTTTCTCAAATATAGCTTTAGGAACACTTCTTCCTTTACCTTCAACTCCATATTTTCCAATTATTAAATCGCTATTATTTTCTTTGCCGTAATTATATAAATCTTCTAGTGCTCTTTCGTGGAGTAAATCATCAGAATCTAAAAAGAATACATATTCAGCTTTACTCATTTTTAAGCCTGTATTTCTAGGTACGCTAGCATTTCCACTATTCTTTTTTAACTGTTTAAAACGGACTAATCCTTTATATTTTTTTATAACATTCAGAGTCTCGCCATTGTCATTTGAATGATCATCAATAATAATTAATTCGTAATCAGTACTCTTCATTGTTTGATTTAATACAGAACTAATGGTTCTATGTAATTTTTCGCCGTTATTGAATGTTGGCATTATAACACTTACTTTTTTCATTTTCATTTCTCCTTTGCTTACTTTATATATTAAAGCGCCACATAGGCGCTATTAATCAAAAATACGATAGTTATAAATAACTTTGCCTATCACTTCGATTTCATCAATAGAATCTAAATCGTAAGAATTAGTTTTAAATTCATCTGAATAGCTTACTGGGTCTAAATGTAGTTTTGTTTCAGTACGTCTCACACGCTTAACTGTATATTCACCACCTAGACGTAATACAAGGATGTCATTGCTGTTAAGTTTATGATCACAAGACTTTCTATAATCATGGACAATTATATAAGAACCGTTAGCGAGTATTTTATTCATACTATCACCATTTATTTTTAGTGCTATACATTCGCTAGGTTTACGACCGTTAAAAGCAAATGGTGGAACTTTTAATTTTTCGTTATCAATTGCAACTTCCTCGAAATTTCCAGCAGAAACTTTACCGAAATACGGAACCTCGATTTCGCTATCAAATTCTGGTAAAACAATTTCTTCAATTTCTCCTAAGAGATAACCTTTAGAAACATTGAACAAACTTGAAATTTTTTCGACCATACCCATTCTAGGTTCAGTTCTTCCACTTTCCCACATTCTTATAGTACCTTCGGAAACATCTAATTTTTTAGCCATCTCAACTTTAGACAATCTATTGTTCAATCTGATTTCTTTTATGGAATTTTTGAAAGCCATTTTGTTTTCCTTCCTTATATATAATGTTTTTTACACTTTTATTATACTATGAAAAATCGTAATTGCAACCCTTAAAATACGATTTAACAAAATAAAAATACGTAATTTTTAAAAATAATTACGAAAAACACTTGAAATCGTATTTTAATTACGATATACTTTAGTCAGAACTTAACAAGGAGGCAAAAAAATGAACTACATCAAACATAGTTTGAAATTAGATGAATGGCGAAAACGAAAAGGTTACACCCAGTCATCTTTCGCAGAAAAACTTGGCATTTCGCCGTCTACTTATAACATTTGGGAAAACAACCCAGAAATGATTAAACCTAGAGATGCTTTTAGAATTGCTAAGGCATTAGATATCTCTATTGATGAGATTATTTTTTTAAAAGATGAATCGTATTTTAAATACGTTTTAGTCGAATAAAAACAAACAACTTAATAGGAGGAACTACAAATGTTACAAAAATTTAGAATCGCTAAAGAAAAAAGTAAATTAAAACTCAATTTACTAAAACATGCAAACAGTAATTTAGAAACAAGAAACAACCCTGAACTGTTGCGAGCAGTTGCAGAGTTGCTTAAAGAGATTAATCGATAAATTAGAGAACTAATCATCGTTTCAGTTCTCGTCATCTAAGTAATTAGCAATTACGTAAAGTGTTAAAAGAGTTGCTATTACATTAAAAAACATAAAGTAGTTCACATATTGGTCAAGTATCGTTCTAACCATAACCGGAGATGTTACTCCGATAGCAGAACCGACAGAAACCTTTTTTATAAATTTTGCAGAAGGAGAAATAAAAATATGATTGAGCGATTCATTGAATACACTATTGTATTTCTTAGTATTTACGTCATCTATTGGATGGGCAGAATCGACGGTTTTACCAAGAACAGGGACATCGACAGTATCGACAAAAGAATTTCTCAAATGAGTGCTAACTTTGCGGACTTCATCCTCCGGAAAGCTGTTAGAACTTATGAATTCATCAAGAATTTTTTCAGAAAATAAATTAGTTTTGAACATTGGATGATTCTTAGTTACTCGATGCATATAGGAAGCCCAATCAGATAATTTCGATTGGTTGATTCTAAGATCATTCATAGTATTTACGACTTTAGCGTAAGTTTCAATAGGCAACTTAGACAAGATGGCTTGATTTTTCTTTATTAAATCTAATTGTCGTTGAGTGAGATTTATATTATCCATACTTATCACCTCCTTAGGTTGATAACAACATTATACATGAAAGGAGCATAAACAATATGCAAGCATTACAAACATTTAATTTTGAAGAATTACCAGTAAGGACATTAGAGGTTGACGGCGAACCATATTTTATAGGAAAAGATGTTGCTGACATTTTAGGTTACGCAAACGGACGAGATGCTTTGTCAAAACATGTTGATGCAGAAGATAAGCTGACGTCGCAAATCGCGACGGCAGGTCAAAACAGAAATGTAACGATCATCAACGAATCTGGATTATATAGTTTAATCTTTTCTAGCAAATTAGAAAATGCGAAACGATTCAAACGCTGGGTAACTTCGGAAGTTTTACCAACGTTAAGAAAAACCGGAGCGTACCAAGTACCTAGCGACCCGATGCAAGCATTGAGATTAATGTTTGAAGCTACAGAACAAACAAAACAAGAAATTAAAAATGTGAAAGATGATGTTATCGATTTGAAAGAAAATCAAAAACTGGATGCAGGAGACTACAATTTCTTAACTAGAACTATCAATCAAAGAGTAGCACATATCCAAAGGCTACATGCGATAACAAACCAAAAACAACGTAGCGAATTATTCAGGGATATTAATTCAGAAGTGAAAAAGATGACTGGCGCGAGTTCAAGAACGAACGTAAGACAAAAACATTTCGATGATGTAATTGAAATGATTGCTAATTGGTTCCCGTCACAAGCTACTTTATACAGAATTAAGCAAATTGAAATGAAATTTGAAAATGGAATATAGGAGGGCTTAAAAATGAGTGAAGAAATGGCGACTTATTGGTTTAACAAAATGTACGAGCTCGGAATTATCCATGAAGTATTAAGGCAGGAGGGAGTTATCAAATGAGTAAAACTTATAAAAGCTACTTAATAGCAGTACTGTGCTTTACAGTCTTAGCGATTGTACTCATGCCGTTTCTATACTTCACTACAGCGTGGTCAATTGCAGGATTCGCAAGTATCGCAACATTCATATTCTATAAAGAATACTTTTATGAAGAATAAAAAAACTGCTACTTGCGCCAACGAGTAACAGAAAAGTATTTAAGAAATAAAATTCAAGTTAAATATAAAACGAAAAACGGAGGAAGTCAAGATGTATTACGAAATAGGCGATGTATGTCAGAAGGTAATTAATGTAGACGGATTTGATTTTAAATTAGCAGTTAAGAAGAAGGACCACAGCATTCTGGTGAATATCTTAGATTTAGAAGATAAGTTTATCGACGGCATAAACATAACTAATGAGAACGATCTATACACAGCATTAGACATATTAAATCAATCTATTTACGAATGGATTGAAGAAAACGCAGATGATTATGACAGACTAATTAACTTAGTCATGAAATGGTAGGTGCGATATGAAACCACATAAATTTAAACGAATGGCAATTGACTTAATAGAACGTGTACAAAGCACTTCTTATCAAGTTGATTATAAGTACAACGTTATATGGGTCTGGCACTACAGCGATGACTATTTAGGAAAAGTCGCATCAATAAATATGCACAACAATGTAGATGACGATAACACAATATTGGCTAGATACGAGAAAGCTAAAAAGATGCTAGCGGGGGAGGTGTTAAGCGATGTCTAATCTATATGAGTTATCAGAAGCATTTAAAGAGTTGTCTAATCAAGATGAATTAGACCAAACATTATTAAAAGACACATTAGATTCTATTCAAGCAGAAATGAATGTCAAAGTAGATAACATTGTCAATTGGAGACGTGAAACTTTAGGTGACATAGATGTCATAGATAAAGAGATTAAACGACTTCAAAATTTAAAAAAACAAAAACAAAATTTAACTGATCGATTAAGAGATTACTTAAAAGAAATGTTAGAAACACAAGAAGTAGATAGTTACCGCACAGCTACTAATCATATTTTTAAACGCAAAAACGGAGCTAGTAAAAATATTATCGATGAAAAACTTATTCCAAAGGATTATTGGCTATCACAAGCCCCGAAACTTAATTCTAAGCAACTAATCGATGATTTGAAAGCTGGGAAAGATATTCCTGGCGTTGAATTAAAGGTAACAGAAAGTCTGGTGATTAAGTGATGAATAAATCAGAAACAGTTGTTGAAATAAATAAAGCTATGGTTGCATTTCGCAAGGAAGTAAAACAACCGCTCAAAGATAAAAACAATCCATTTTTTAAATCAAAATACGTACCTCTTGAGAACGTTGTAGAAGCCATTGACAAGGCCGCAACACCTCATGGACTGTCTTATACTCAATGGGCTTTGAACGATGTAGACGGGCGCGTAGGAGTCGCTACAATGCTTATGCATGAAAGCGGTGAATATATCGAGTATGATCCTGTATTTATGAATGCAGAAAAGAATACGCCACAAGGAGCAGGCTCGTTAATAAGTTATCTTAAACGTTATTCGCTATCTGCGATTTTCGGTATTACTAGTGACCAAGACGATGACGGAAATGAAGCAAGTGGAAAAAATAATAATCCAAAACAGCAAACTAGAACGCAATGGGCAAGTAGCGAAACTATAGGGATTTTAAAGAAAGAGGTTATAAGTTTCACTAAATTGATAAAGGGCACGGATAAAGAAGCGCCACAAAATATAGTAGAACAAAAATTCGACATAAATAACTATAAATTAACAGAAAAACAAGCAGCAGAAGCTATTCAAAAAATACGAAATAACGCAAAAACAATTACTGGAGGAAAACGATAATGTTAAACAGAGTAGTTTTAGTAGGACGCTTAACAAAAGACCCAGAATTCAGAACAACGCCAAACGGTGTAAGTGTAGCTACTTTCACTCTTGCAGTCAATAGAACATTCACAAACGCACAAGGAGAACGTGAGGCAGATTTTATTAATTGTGTAACTTTTAGAAAACAAGCAGATAACGTGAATAACTATTTATCAAAAGGATCATTAGCTGGTGTTGACGGACGCCTACAATCACGTAGTTATGAAAATCAAGAAGGTCGTCGTGTATTCGTTACCGAAGTTGTATGTGACAGTGTCCAATTCCTAGAACCGAAGAATAACAACCAACAACCAAACAACAATTATCATCAACAAAGACAAACTCAAACTGGTAATAATCCTTTTGATAATACCATTGCGATTACTGATGATGACTTACCGTTCTGATTGGAATGATTAAATGCCGAAAATTACTAGTTATATCACTCAAGATGACGGTACAACAACAGTTGTCATCTCGGGTGTTGAATTAGGTAATAAAGAAACATTACTACTTGATAACGGGTTTGATGTGGAAGTCGATGTGAGCGTCATAGATCCGTTTCAAATTACCGGCAAGCAACGACGAAAAATATTCGCGCTTGTCAAAGACATAGAAGAATATACAGGTCAACCAATGGACTATATGCGACATATGTTCATCGAGTATGTAAGGACTTACTACGGCTATGATGAACGTATTTCACTAAGTAATTGTACGAGAACACAAGCAAGTCAAATCATTGAAGCAACGCTTGACTGGACGTTTTACAATGACATACCACTTAGCTACAAAACGAGTAATCTACTGAAACAAGATAAATCATTCTTATACTGGTCAACTGTTAACCGCAACTGTGTAATATGCGGAAAGCCTCGCGCAGACCTAGCGCATTATGAAGCAGTCGGCAGAGGCATGAACAGAAACAAAATGAATCACTACGACAAACATGTATTAGCGCTATGTCGCGAACATCATAACGAGCAACGTGCGATTGGCGTTAAGTCGTTTGATGATAAATATCACTTGCATGACTCGTGGATAAAAGTTGATGAGAGGCTCAATAAAATGTTGAAAGGAGAAGACAATGGGAGAAGTATCGTGGATAAAACTTAAAGTTGGCATGTTTGATGACAGCAAAATCAAATATATCGAAGCCTTACCCGAAAGAGATACGATCATAACTATTTGGGTTAAGTTGCTAACTTTATCAGGAAAGTACAATGAACAAGGTTATATTATGCTATCCGAAAACTTGCCGTACAACGAAGAAATGTTAGCAAATGAATTTAATAGACCTATTAACTCAATAAGGTTAGCAATTCAAACTTTTGAGACATTGGGCATGATTGAAAAAGTTAATGGTGTCATAAAAGTGACAAACTGGGAGAAGCATCAAAGCTTAGATAGCAAAGCTAAGCATAAAGAAAAAAATAAATTGCGACAACAACGCTATCGTGAGAAACAGAAAAAGTTACTAGAAGCAAAACGTAACGTTACCGTAACGTTACGTAACGATACAGAAGAAGAAGAAAGAGAAGAAGAAAGAGAAGGAGAAAAAGAAGAATATAAGAATAAAGAAGAAAGAGAAGCCGTCTTCTCATCTTCAATAAAATATATAATTGCAAATTTGGATGATAAGTTAACACCTAATCAAATGGAACAATTAGGGTTTGCTATTGATGATATAGGTACAAACGCTTTTGAAGTTGTAAAAGTAGGTGTTGAGTACACTAAAAGCAAAAGTGCGCATGGTGGCTATTTAATTAAAGTTTTAAACAACTGGGCTAAAGAGAATGTCAAAACAAAAGAAGATGCAGAAAATAAAATAGCACCTAGAAAAAATACTACTGATGATGTCATTGCACAAATGGAAAAAGAATTGAGTGATGACTAATGCCGATGAGCAAAACACAAGCATTAGAAATTATTAAAAAAGTTAGGTACGTATACAACATTGATTTTGATAAACCGAAGTTAGAAATGTGGATTGATGTATTAAGTCAAAATGGAGATTATCAACCAACTGTAAAAGCGGTAGATGTTTATATCAACAGTAACAACCCGTACCCGCCTAACTTACCAGCAATCATGCGTAAGGAACCTAAAAAAGTATCTATCGAGCCAGTAGATAACGAAACCGCTACACACCAATGGAAAATGCAGAATGACCCCGAATATGTCAGACAAAGAAAAATAGCGCTAGATAAGTTCATGAATAAGTTGGCAGAATTTGGGGGCGAAAACGAATGAATTACGGACAATTCGAAATTGAAAGTACAATAATCGCTACGCTACTTAAACAACCGGACGTATTAGAAAAGATAAGAGTTAAAGATTACATGTTTACGAACAAAAAGTTTAAAACCTTTTTCAATTATGTAATGGACGTCGGAAAGATAGATCATCAAGAAATCTATTTAAAAGCAACTAAAGATAAAGAATTTTTAGATGCAGATACTATAACTAAACTTTACAACTCCGATTTCATTGGATACGGCTTCTTTGAACGTTATCAACAAGAATTATTGGAAAGTTATCAGCTCAACAAAGCTAACGAATTAGTAACTGAGTTCAAACAACAACCTACGAACCAAAACTTTAATAACTTGATTGATGAACTCAAGGATTTAAAAACCATTACTAACAGAAAAGAAGACGGAACCAAGAAGTTTGTTGAGGAGTTTGTCGATGAGTTATACAGCGATAGCCCTAAGAAGCAAATTAAGACGGGTTATAAGCTCATGGATTACAAAATAGGGGGATTGGAGCCGTCGCAATTAATCGTCATCGCAGCGCGTCCCTCAGTGGGTAAGACAGGTTTTGCATTAAACATGATGCTGAACATAGCACAAAATGGATACAAAACATCTTTCTTTAGTCTCGAAACAACTGGCACATCAGTATTGAAACGTATGTTATCAACAATTACTGGTATTGAGTTAACAAAGATAAAAGAAATCAGGAACTTAACGCCGGATGACTTAACAAAGTTAACGAATGCGATGGATAAAATCATGAAATTAGGCATCGATATTTCTGATAAAAGTAATATCACACCGCAAGATGTGCGAGCGCAAGCAATGAGGCATTCAGACAGGCAACAAGTTATTTTTATAGATTATCTTCAACTGATGGATACTGATGCGAAAGTTGATAGACGTGTAGCAGTAGAAAAGATATCACGTGACTTAAAGATAATCGCTAACGAGACAGGCGCAATCATCGTACTACTTTCACAACTGAATCGTGGTGTCGAGTCTAGACAGGATAAAAGACCAATGCTATCGGACATGAAAGAATCAGGCGGAATAGAAGCAGATGCGAGTTTAGCGATGCTACTTTACCGTGATGATTATTATAACCGTGACGAAGATGACAGTATCACTGGCAAATCTATTGTTGAATGTAACATAGCCAAAAACAAAGACGGCGAAACCGGAATAATTGAATTTGAGTATTACAAGAAGACTCAGAGGTTTTTCACATGAATATAATGCAATTCAAAAGCTTATTGAAATCGATGTATGAAGAGACAAAGCAAAGCGACCCGATTGTAGCAAATGTATATATCGAGACTGGTTGGGCAGTCAACAGATTGTTAGACAATAACGAGTTATCGCCTTTCGATGATTACGACAGAGTTGAAGAGAAAATTATGAATGAAATCAATTGGAAGAAAACGCACATTAAGGAGTGTTAAAAATGCCGAAAGAAAAATATTACTTATACCGAGAAGATGGCACGGAAGATATTAAGGTCATCAAGTATAAAGACAACGTAAATGAAGTTTATTCGCTCACAGGAGCCCATTTCAGCGACGAAAAGAAAATTATGACTGATAGTGACCTAAAACGATTTAAAGGCGCTCACGGGCTTCTATATGAGCAAGAGCTAGGATTGCAAGCAACGATATTTGATATTTAGAGGTGGCACAATGAGTAAATACAATGCTAAGAAAGTTGAGTACAAAGGAATTGTATTTGATAGCAAAGTAGAGTGCGAATATTACCAATATTTAGAAAGTAATATGAATGGCACTAATTATGATCATATCGAAATACAACCGAAATTTGAATTATTACCAAAATTAGATAAACAACGAAAGATTGAATATATTGCAGACTTCGCGTTATATCTCGATGGCAAACTGATTGAAGTTATCGACATTAAAGGTATGCCAACCGAAGTAGCAAAACTTAAAGCTAAAATTTTCAGACATAAATATAGAAACATAAAACTCAATTGGATATGTAAAGCACCTAAGTATACAGGCAAAACATGGATTACGTATGAGGAATTAATTAAAGCAAGACGAGAACGCAAAAGAGAAATGAAGTGATCTAATGCAACAACAAGCATATATAAACGCAACGATTGATATAAGAATACCTACAGAAGTTGAATATAAGCATTTTGGTGATGTGGATAACGAAAAAGATGCGCTGGCAGATTACTTATATAACAATCCTAACGAAATACTAGAGTATGACAATTTAAAAATTAGAAACGTAAATATAGAGGTGGAATAAATGGCAAGAATTACCAAAGAAACAAAAACTGTAAGCGACGGTTATTCAAGAGAAGACCGAGAAACGACATTGAACTATGATTACGAAAATCAAGAATGGATTGCTTACTCATCGGTACCGACACATATTACTAGAATGACAAAGTTGTACGGCGATGATGTAGAGGTATTGGAACGATTAGAATCTGGGACTGCGGTATTGGTTAGGGCGAAACTACCTAAAAGCGCAATAGGTTTTAGAAAATTAATGTCTGAAGAGCGACGACAAGAATTATCTGAGAGAGCAAAAAGAGCTTTTGGTCATTAGTGCTCGTGAATATAGGGCGAAAAACGACCAAAAAGACACACTAATACTTTTTAGGATAAATAACATCCAGAGAAAAAAACATGAGCTTTAAAAATTTTAACACAGGATAAATACAGAGGTGGAATAAATGAGTATCGTAAAGATTAACGGTAAACCATATAAATTTACCGAACATGAAAATGAATTGATAAAAAAGAATGGTTTAACTCCAGGAATGGTTGCAAAAAGAGTACGAGGTGGCTGGGCGTTGTTAGAAGCCTTACATGCACCTTATGGTATGCGCTTAGCTGAGTATAAAGAAATTGTGTTATCCAAAATCATGGAGCGAGAGAGCAAAGAGCGTGAAATGGCTAGGCAACGACGTAAAGAGGCTGAGCTAAGAAGAAAGAAGCCACACTTGTTTAATGTACCTCAGAAACATCCAAGAGGACGTTATGCGTGCTACCTGATGGAAAACGACATATTCGTGAAAGTTAAGAAGTAGATCATGGCTGATAACATGTGTAAAGAATACTTAAACCAATTTTTCGGCTCTAAGAGATATCTGTATCAAGATAACGAAAGAGTGGCTCATATCCATGTAGTAAACGACGCTTATTACTTTCATGGGCATATCGTACCAGGTTGGCAAGGTGTGAAAAAGACGTTTGATACAGCCGAAGAGCTCGAAATATATATAAAGCAACATGGTTTGGAATACGAGGAACAGAAGCAACTAACTTTATTTTGAGGAGATGGAAATGATGAAAATCAAAATTGAAAAAGAAGTGAACTTGCCTGAACTTATCCAATGGGCTTGGGATAACCCCAAGTTATCAGGTAATAAAAGATTCTATTCAAACGATGTTGAACGCAACTGTTGTGTGACTTTTGATGTTGATAGCATCTTATGTAATGTGACTGGATACGTATCAATTAACGATAAATTCACTATTCAAGAGGAGATATAACAATGAAAATCAAAGTAAAAAAAGAAATGAGACTAGATGAATTAATTAAGTGGGCATGGGATAACCCTGGATTAGCAACAGGAAGAAATTTTTATCCACAAACCAAGAGTGATATTGATTATAAGTGCTTCTCTCTTTATGACGGAAGAAATTGTATCATAAAAGGTTTTGTATCAGCTGATGATACTTTTGAAGTCGAATTTGAAGAAGATATCACAGAAGAGACTAAGGTTGATAGGTTGATTGAATTATTCGAGATTCAAGAAGGAGACTATAACTCTACACTATATGAGAACACTAGTATAAAAGAATGTTTATATGGCAGATGTGTGCCTACTAAAGCATTCTATATCTTAAACGATGACATGACGATGACATTGATTTGGAAAGATGGGGAGTTGGTAGAATGATGCAAACCTATAAAGTAAGTCTTTGTATCAAGTTCTTAGTATCTAAATGTGATTACAAAATAAAAAAGCATTATTTTGTGCAAAGTATAAATGAGGAAGAAGCTAAGAATATGGCATTAAAACTGACTCGTAAAAAACTCCCATTCAAAACTGCAAGCATAGAGGTCGAAAAAGTGGAGGTAGTAGAATGATGCCGAAATATAGAGTATGGGACACCGAAACAAAAAAGATGTGTGAGGTTGTGGCGTTAGATCTTCACAATAGCGAAGTTAGTTATTCAACTAAAGAAAATGAATACGGCAAGGTTATAAAGGAGTTTATAAAGACTGAGAAAATGGCAGATGTAGAACTTATGCAGTCAATTGGTATAAATCTGTGGGGAAGAGAATTATACGAGGGCGATATATTAAAAGTCGTATCAACGAAACTGTGGGGCATCGAACGGGATAAAACATACATTTATTTAGATGCTACAGGCGTAGTCACTCGAAACGCTATTGGCACTATAATTGGCGACGTACATCTATTGAGAGTTTTTGAGGCTGAAGAAGTTCGTGAAATGCCAGCCATTGAATACCTAGGCAATAAGTTTGAAAATCCGGAGTTACTGGAGGTAACAAAATGAACTATGAAACAGGTTTCCAACTAGGTGTAATAGAAGCTAGGTTGAAGAAGATGAGAAAACAACGTGATGAGTACAAGAAGCAACAAGATGAACTCATCGTGGATATAGCTAAGTTAAGAGAGCGTAACAAAGAGCTGGAGAAGAAAGCAAGCGCATGGGATAGGTATTGCAAGAGCGTTGAAAAAGATTTAATAAACGAATTTGGCAACGATGATGAAAGAGTTAAATTTGGAATGGAATTAAACAATAAAATTTTTATGGAGGAAGACACTAATGAATAACCGTGAACAAATTGAACAATCAGTTATCAGTGCTAGCGCATATAACGGTAATGACACAGAGGGATTACTAAAAGAGATTGAGGGCGTGTATAAGAAAGCGCAAGCGTTTGATGAAATACTTGAGGGTTTACCTAATGCTATGCAAGATGCACTCAAAGAAGATATTTATCTTGATGAAGCAGTAGGGATTATGACGAGTCGAGTGGTCTATAAATATGAGGAGGCGCAGGAAAATGACTAACACATTAACAATTGATCAGTTACAAGAGTTATTACAAATACAAAAGGAGTTCGACGATAGAATACCAACTAGAAATTTAAATGACACAGTAGCTAGTATGATTATTGAATTTGTAGAGTGGATTAACACACTTGAGTTTTTTAAAAATTGGAAGAAACAACCAGGTAAGCCACTAGATACACAATTAGATGAGATTGCTGATTACTTAGCTTTCAGTTTGCAATTAACTCTGACTATTGTTGATGAAGAAGATTTGGAAGAAACTACTGAGGTTATGGTTGATTTGATTGAAAATGAAGTTACTTTACCTAAACTACATTCAGTTTATTTTGTTCATGTAATGCATACACTAACAGAACAATTTGTAAAAGGTATTGATAATAGCATTGTACAAGTTTTAATAATGCCGTTTTTGTACGCCAATACTTACTATTCTATCGACCAACTCATTGACGCATACAAAAAGAAAATGAAAAGGAATCATGAAAGACAAGATGGAACAGCAGACGCAGGAAAAGGATACGTGTAAAGACATCTTAGATCGAGTCAAGGAGGTTTTGGGGAAGTGACACAATACTTAGTCACAACATTCAAAGATTCAACAGGACGTAAACATACACACATAACTAAAGCTAAGAGTAATCAAAGGTTTACAGTTGTTGAGGCAGAGAGTAAAGAAGAAGCGAAAGAGAAGTACGAGAAACAAGTTAAAAGGGATGCAGTTATTAAAGTGGGTCAGTTGTTTGAAAATATAAGGGAGTGTGGGAAATGATTAAAAAACTTAAAAATATGGATGGGTTCGACATCTTTATTGTTGGAATACTGTCATTATTCGGTATAACCGCATTGCTACTTGTTGTCGCATTGCCTATCTATACAGTGGCTAGTTACCAAAACAAAGAAGTACATCAAGGGACAATTACAGATAAATATAACAAAAGACAAGATAAAGAGGACAAATTCTATATTGTATTAGATGATAAACAAGTCATCGAAAACTCAGACTTATTCTTCAAAGGAAAGTTTGATAGCGCAGACATACAAGCTAGGTTAAAAGTAGGTGATAAAGTAAAAGTTAAGACGATTGGATATAGAATACACTTTTTAAATTTATATCCGGTCTTATACGAAGTAAAGAAGGTAGATAAAAAATGATTAAGCAAATACTAAGATTATTATTCTTACTAGCGATGTATGAGTTAGGTAAGTATGTAACTGAGCAAGTATATATTATGATGACGGCTAATGATGATGTAGAGGCGCCAAGTGACTTTGAAAAAATCAGAGCTGAAGTTTCATGGTAATAGATATTATCATTTTTGAATTAATTATATTAATGTGTTTAGCAATAGCACTGGAGGTGTTGTAAATATGTGGATTGTCATTTCAATTGTTTTATCTATATTTTTATTGATCTTGTTAAGTAGCATTTCTCATAAGATGAAAACCATAGAAGCATTGGAGTATATGAATGCTTATCTTTTCAAGCAGTTAGTAAAAAATAATGGTGTTGAAGGTTTAGAAGATTATGAAAATGAAGTTGAACGAATTAGAAAAAGATTCAAACTATAAAGAACGTTGGAATAGTGGAGACATTAAGCTGCTTATAGCACATCCAGCAAGTGCAGGGCATGGATTAAACTTACAACAAGGTGGGCACATTATTGTTTGGTTTGGACTTACATGGTCATTGGAATTATACCAACAAGCAAATGCAAGATTATATAGACAAGGACAAAATCATACGACTATTATTCATCACATCATGACCGATAACACAATAGATCAAAGAGTATATAAAGCTTTACAAAATAAAGAACTAACGCAAGAAGAATTGATGAAAGCTATTAAAGCAAGAATAGCTAAGCATAAGTAATGGAGGTATAAGATGGGAAAGGCGTCATATGATATTAAGCCAGGAACATTTAAATATATTGAATCAGAAATATATAATTTAAATGAGAACAAGAAAGAGATAAATAGATTGAGAATGGAGATACTTAACCCAACGAAAGAACTAGACACCAACATTGTGTATGGACCGTTACAAAAAGGAGAGCCAGTTAGAACAACTGAGTTAATGGCGACAAGGTTATTGACTAATAAGATGTTACGTAACTTAGAAGAGATGGTTGAAGCAGTTGAAAGTGAGTACTTAAAGTTACCTGAAGATCATAAGAAAGTAATAAGGTTAAAGTATTGGAATAAAGATAAGAAGCTAAAGATAGAACAAATAGGGGATGCTTGTCACATGCATCGCAATACAGTTACTACAATACGAAAGAACTTTGTTAAAGCGATAGCGTATCATGCAGGTATCAAATAACATTGTGCAAAGATTGTGCAAAAGGCCTACAAATCTGTAGTAATATGATAGTATCGGAAAGATGTATAAAGTTATCTGAAAGTTATACGACACAAGTACACGAGGCACATCGCTAAGCGGTGTGTCTTTTGTTATGCAATCAAAGAGGTGTAAGAGATGACCAAGCACAATAACATTTATAAGCATGGTCGTAAGTCATATCAATACGATTGGTTCTATCATTCAAAAGCATGGAAGAAGTTAAGAGAGATAGCATTAGATAGAGATAATTATCTTTGTCAAATGTGTTTACGCGAAGATATTGTAACAGATGCAAACATTGTACATCACATTATTTATGTTGATGAAGATTTTAACAAAGCTTTAGACTTAGATAATCTAATGTCAGTTTGTTATAGCTGTCATAACAAAATTCATGCAAATGATAATGACAAAAGTAATATTAAGAGAATTAGAGTTCTAAAAATTTAAACAAAAAAATTATTTAAATAAAATTTTATAGCCCCCTGCCCATCGGCTTAAAATGTTTTTTCGCCGGGTACCGGCGGGGGCCCTTCGCTTGCAACGCGGATAAACTTTTATGAAAGGGGGTCTTTATATGAAATTAACAAAAAAACAGCTGAAAGAATATATAGAGGATTATAAAAAATCTGATGACATATTAATTAATTTGTATATAGAAACGTATGAATTTTATTGTCGGTTAAGAGATGAACTTAAAAATAGTGATTTGATGATAGAGCATACAAACAAGGCTGGTGCGAGCAATATTGTTAAGAATCCATTAAGCATAGAACTGACAAAAACAGTTCAAACACTAAATAACTTACTCAAGTCTATGGGTTTAACTGCAGCACAAAGAAAAAAGATAGTTCAAGAAGAAGGTGGATTCGGTGACTATTAAAGTTTTAAATGAACCTTCACCAAAACTATTAACAACATGGTATGCAGAGCAAGTCACTCAAGGGAAAATAAAAACAAGCAAATATGTTAGAAAAGAATGTGAGAGACATCTTAGATATCTAGAAAATGGAGGTAAATGGGTATTTGATGAAGAATTAGCGCATCGTCCTATTCGATTTATAGAAAAGTTTTGTAAACCTTCCAAAGGATCTAAACGTCAACTTGTATTACAACCATGGCAACATTTTATTATTGGCAGTTTGTTTGGTTGGGTTCATAAAGAAACAAAACTGCGCAGGTTTAAAGAAGCTTTGATATTTATGGGGCGAAAAAATGGTAAAACAACTACTATATCTGGTGTTGCTAACTATGCTGTTTCTCAAGATGGAGAAAACGGCGCTGAAATCCATCTTTTAGCAAACGTAATGAAACAAGCTAGAATATTATTCGATGAATCTAAGGCGATGATAAAAGCTAGCCCAAAGCTTGATAAAAATTTCAGAACATTAAGAGATGAAATCCATTATGACGCAACGATATCAAAAATTATGCCCCAAGCATCAGATAGCGATAAGTTAGATGGATTGAATACACACATGGGGATTTTTGATGAAATTCATGAATTTAAAGACTATAAATTGATTTCAGTTATAAAAAACTCAAGAGCTGCAAGGTTACAACCTCTTCTCATCTACATTACGACAGCAGGGTATCAATTAGATGGTCCACTTGTTGATATGGTAGAAGCGGGAAGAGACACCTTAGATCAAATCATAGAAGACGAAAGAACTTTTTATTATTTAGCATCTTTGGATGATGACGATGATATTAATGATTCGTCGAACTGGATAAAAGCAAATCCCAACTTAGGTGTCTCTATAAATTTAGATGAGATGAAAGAAGAGTGGGAAAAAGCTAAGAGAACACCAGCTGAACGTGGAGATTTTATAACCAAAAGGTTTAATATCTTTGCTAATAATGACGAGATGAGTTTTATTGATTACCCAACACTCCAAAAAAATAATGAAATTGTTTCTTTAGAAGAGCTGGAAGGCAGACCGTGCACGATTGGTTATGATTTATCAGAAACAGAGGACTTTACAGCCGCGTGTGCTACTTTTGCGTTAGATAATGGTAAAGTTGCAGTTTTATCGCATTCATGGATTCCTAAGCACAAAGTTGAATATTCTAACGAAAAAATACCCTATAGAGAATGGGAAGAAGATGGCTTATTAACAGTGCAAGATAAGCCTTATATTGACTACCAAGATGTTTTAAATTGGATAATTAAGATGAATGAGCATTATGTAGTAGAAAAAATTACTTATGATAGAGCGAACGCATTCAAACTAAATCAAGAGTTAAAAAATTACGGTTTTGAAACTGAAGAAACAAGACAAGGAGCTTTGACCTTGAGCCCTGCATTGAAGGATCTAAAAGAAATGTTTTTAGATGGGAAAATAATATTTAATAATAATCCATTAATGAAATGGTATATCAATAATGTTCAGTTGAAACTAGACAGAAACGGAAACTGGTTGCCGTCTAAGCAAAGCAGATATCGTAAAATAGATGGCTTTGCAGCATTTTTAAACACATATACAGATATTATGAATAAAGTTGTTTCTGACAAGGGTGAAGGAAACATAGAATTTATTAGTATTAAAGATATAATGCGTTAAGGAGGTGAATGTTATCGCAAAAGAGAATATTGTCACACGCATAAAGAAAAAATTGATAGACAATTGGATTGATCAGTCAGCTTCTAAGCTTTATGACTTTAGCCCATGGAAAAATAAATCTTTTTGGGGTGTAATCAATAATACGCTTGAAACTAATGAAACGATATTTTCAGCTATTACAAAGTTATCTAATTCGATGGCTAGTTTGCCCTTGAAAATGTATGAAGATTATAAAGTAGTTAATACAGAAGTATCTGATTTACTTACAGTGTCACCGAATAATTCTCTGAGCAGTTTTGATTTTATTAATCAAATTGAAACAATCAGAAATGAAAAAGGTAATGCATATGTGCTAATTGAACGAGACATCTATCATCAACCATCAAAGCTTTTCTTATTAAATCCAGATGTTGTTGAAATGTTAATTGAAAACCAATCACGTGAACTTTATTATTCCATTCATGCTGCAACTGGAAATAAATTGATTGTTCATAATATGGACATGTTGCATTTTAAACACATCGTGGCATCTAATATGGTGCAAGGCATTAGTCCGATTGATGTGTTGAAGAATACAACTGATTTTGATAATGCAGTAAGAACCTTTAATCTTACAGAAATGCAAAAACCTGATTCTTTCATGCTTAAATATGGTTCCAATGTAGGTAAAGAAAAAAGGCAGCAAGTGTTAGAAGATTTCAAACAGTACTATGAAGAAAACGGTGGAATATTATTCCAAGAGCCTGGTGTTGAAATCGAACCGTTACCTAAAAAATATGTCTCTGAAGATATAGTGGCAAGCGAGAATTTAACAAGAGAAAGAGTAGCTAACGTTTTTCAATTGCCCTCAGTATTCTTAAATGCAAGATCAAATACAAATTTCGCGAAAAATGAAGAGTTAAACAGATTTTACTTGCAGCATACCTTATTGCCAATCGTCAAACAGTATGAAGAAGAATTTAATCGGAAACTACTTACTAAAACAGACAGAGAAAAAAATAGGTATTTTAAATTTAACGTTAAATCTTATTTAAGGGCTGATAGTGCAACACAAGCAGAAGTGTACTTTAAAGCAGTTCGTAGTGGTTACTACACTATAAATGACATTAGAGAGTGGGAAGATTTACCACCAGTTGAAGGTGGAGATAAGCCGCTAATAAGCGGTGATTTATACCCAATTGACACGCCACTTGAATTAAGAAAATCTTTGAAAGGTGGTGATAAAAATGTCAATGAAAGCTAAGTATTTTCAAATGAAAAGAAAATCAAAAAGTAAAGGTGAAATATTTATTTATGGTGATATTGTAAGTGATAAATGGTTTGAAAGTGATGTAACTGCTACAGATTTCAAAAATAAACTAGATGAACTAGGAGACATCAGTGAAATAGATGTCCATATAAATTCATCTGGAGGCAGTGTATTTGAAGGGCATGCAATATACAATATGCTAAAAATGCATCCTGCAAAAATTAATATCTATGTCGATGCCTTAGCGGCATCAATTGCTAGTGTTATCGCTATGAGTGGTGACACTATTTTTATGCACAAAAATAGTTTTTTAATGATTCATAATTCATGGGTTATGACTGTAGGTAATGCAGAAGAATTAAGAAAGACAGCGGATTTACTTGAAAAAACAGATGCTGTTAGTAATTCAGCGTATTTAGATAAAGCAAAAGACTTAGATCAAGAACAATTAAAACAGATGTTAGATGCAGAAACTTGGCTTACTGCAGAAGAAGCCTTGTCTTTCGGCTTGATAGATGAAATTTTAGGAGCTAATGAAATAGCTGCTAGTATCTCTAAAGAGCAATATAAGCGTTTCGAGAACGTCCCAGAAGATTTAAAGAAAGATGTAGACAAAATCACTAAAATTGATGATGTAGATACATCTGAATTGGTTGAAACACCTAAAGAAAGCATGTCACTAGAAGAAAAAGAAAAAAGAGAAAAAATTAAACGCGAATGCGAAATTTTAAAAATGACAATGAATTATTAGGAGGAAATGAAATGCCGACATTATATGAATTAAAACAATCCTTAGGTATGATTGGACAACAATTAAAAAATAAAAATGATGAATTGAGTCAGAAAGCAACAGATCCAAATATTGATATGGAAGACATCAAACAACTAGAAACAGAAAAAGCAGGTTTACAACAAAGATTTAACATTGTTGAAAGACAAGTGCAAGACATTGAAGAGAAAGAAAAAGCGAAAGTTAAAGATAAAGGAGAAGCTTATCAATCTTTAAGTGATAATGAGAAGATGGTTAAAGCTAAGGCAGAGTTTTATCGTCACGCGATTTTACCAAATGAATTTGAAAAACCTTCAATGGAGGCACAACGTTTATTACACGCTTTACCAACAGGAAATGATTCAGGTGGAGATAAGCTCTTACCAAAAACACTTTCTAAAGAAATTGTTTCAGAACCATTTGCTAAAAACCAATTACGTGAAAAAGCTCGTCTAACTAACATTAAAGGTTTAGAGATTCCAAGAGTTTCATACACTTTAGACGATGATGATTTCATTACAGACGTAGAAACAGCAAAAGAATTAAAATTAAAAGGTGATACAGTCAAGTTCACTACTAATAAATTCAAAGTATTTGCTGCAATTTCAGATACTGTAATTCATGGATCAGATGTAGATTTAGTAAACTGGGTTGAAAACGCACTACAATCAGGATTAGCAGCTAAAGAGCGTAAAGATGCCTTAGCAGTAAGTCCTAAATCTGGATTAGAACACATGTCATTTTATAATGGATCTGTTAAAGAAGTTGAGGGAGCAGACATGTATGAAGCTATTATTAACGCTTTAGCAGATTTACATGAAGATTATCGTGATAATGCAACAATTTACATGCGATATGCAGATTATGTCAAAATTATTAGTGTTCTTTCAAATGGAACAACAAATTTCTTTGATACACCAGCAGAAAAAGTCTTTGGCAAACCAGTAGTATTTACAGATGCAGCAGTTAAACCTATTGTTGGAGATTTCAACTATTTTGGAATTAACTATGATGGTACAACTTATGACACTGATAAAGATGTTAAAAAAGGCGAATATTTATTTGTATTAACTGCATGGTATGATCAGCAACGTACATTAGACAGCGCATTCAGAATTGCAAAAGCAAAAGAAAATACAGGTTCATTACCCAGCTAAGCCCCAAAAGGTTAATGTAACAGCTAAGGCTAAATCAGCTGTAATATCAGCCGAATAGGGGTGATGAAATGAGTTTAGAAGAAATTAAATTGTGGTTGAGAATTGACTATAATTTCGAAAATGATTTAATTGAAGGTCTCATTCAATCGGCTAAGTCTGAGCTACTATTAAGTGGGGTTCCAGATTATGACAAAGATGCCTTGGAATACCCGCTTTTTTGTACAGCTATTAAATATATCATTGCAAGAGATTATGAAAGTCGTGGGTACTCAAATGACCAATCTAGAAGCAAGGTTTTTAATGAAAAAGGATTGCAAAAAATGATTTTGAAATTAAAAAAGTGGTAGGTGATTTTTAAATGGAATTTAATGAATTTAAAGATCGCGCGTATTTTTTTCAATATATAAACAAAGGACCATATCCAGATGAAGAGGAAAAAATGAAATTGTATAGTTGCTTTTGTAAAATTTATAATCCTTCTATGAAAGATAGAGAAATTTTAAAAGCGACTGAATCAAAATCAGGATTAACCATAATTGTCAGGTCTTCTAAAACTGAATATCTACCACAAACAAATCACTTAGTTAAAATTGACAGTGCATTATATTCCGATAAATTATTCAACATTGTAGAAATAAGAATTGATACACCAGATATTGGCTATAATACAGTGGTTTTATCAGAAAAATGAGTGTAGAAATTAAAGGGATACCTGAAGTGTTGAATAAATTAGAATCGGTATACGGTAAACAAGCAATGCAGGCTAAGAGTGATAAAGCTTTAAATGAAGCATCTGAATTTTTTATAAAGGCTTTAAAGAAAGAGTTCGAGAGCTTTAAAGATACGGGTGCCAGTATAGAAGAAATGACTAAATCTAAGCCTTATACAAAAGTTGGCAGTCAAGAAAGGGCTGTTTTAATTGAATGGGTAGGCCCTATGAATCGCAAAAACATTATTCACTTGAATGAACATGGTTATACAAGAGATGGAAAAAAATATACACCAAGAGGTTTTGGAGTTATTGCAAAAACATTAGCTGCTAGTGAACGGAAGTATAGAGAAATTATAAAAAAGGAGTTGGCCAGATAAATGAATATATTAAACACTGTAAAAGGAATTTTATTATCTGATGCAGAGCTCAAAACACATATAAATTCTAGAATATACTATTATAAAGTCACTGAAAATGCTGAAACTTCCAAACCTTTTGTTGTTATTACACCTGTTTATGATTTACCTTCAGACTTTATGTCTGATAAATATCTTAGTGAAGAATACTTAATTCAAATAGATGTAGAATCTGCAAATCATCAGAAAACAATTGATATAACAAAACGAATAAGATACCTGTTATATCAACAAAATTTAATTCAAGCATCTAGTCAGTTAGATGCTTATTTTGAAGAAACTAAACGTTATGTGATGTCGAGACGATATCAAGGCATACCCAAAAATATATATTATAAAAATCAGCGCATCGAATAGGTGTGCTTTTTAATTTTTAAGGAGGAAATAAGCAATGGCAGAAGGACAAGGTTCTTATAAAGTAGGTTTTAAAAGATTATACGTTGGAGTTTTTAACCCAGAAGCAACAAAAGTAGTTAAACGCATGACATGGGAAGATGAAAAAGGTGGTACAGTTGACCTAAATATCACAGGTTTAGCACCAGATTTAGTAGATATGTTTGCATCTGACAAACGTGTATGGATGAAAAAACAAGGTACTAATGAAGTTAAGTCTGACATGAGTATTTTCAATATTCCAAGTGATGATTTAAACACAGTTATTGGACGTACTAAAGATAAAAATGGTACATCTTGGGTAGGAGAGAATACAAGAGCACCGTATGTAACAGTAATTGGCGAATCGGAAGATGGTTTAACAGGTCAGCCGGTATATGTAGCCTTACTTAAAGGTACTTTTAGTTTAGATTCAATTGAATTTAAAACACGAGGTGAAAAAGCAGAATCCCCAGAACCTACAAAATTAACAGGTGACTGGATGAATAGAAAAGTTGATGTTGATGGAACGTCACAAGGTATTGTATACGGTTATCATGAAGGTAAAGAAGGAGAAGCAGAATTCTTCAAAAAAGTATTCGTTGGATACACGGACAGTGAAGATCATTCAGAGGATTCTGCAGGTTCGTTACCCAGCTAATCCCCAAAATGTTGAAGTAGCAGTTAATTCAAAATCTGCAACAGTTTCAGCAGAATAGGGGCTTTCAAAATAAATCAAAGGAGAATAATTTATGACTAAAACTTTAAAGGTTTATAAAGGAGACGACGTCGTAGCTTCTGAACAAGGTGAAGGCAAAGTGTCAGTAACTTTATCTAATTTAGAAGCGGATACAACTTATCCAAAAGGTACTTACCAAGTGGCATGGGAAGAAAATGGTAAAGAATCTAGTAAAGTTGATGTACCTCAATTCAAAACCAATCCAATTCTAGTCTCAGGCGTATCATTTACACCAGAAACTAAATCAATTATGGTAAATACCGATGACAATGTTGAGCCAAACATTGCACCAAGCACAGCAACGAATAAAATATTGAAATATACAAGTGAACATCCAGAATTTGTTACTGTAGATGAAAATACAGGAGCAATTCACGGTGTAGCTGAAGGTACTTCAGTAATCACTGCTATGTCTACTGATGGAAGCGATAAGTCAGGACAAATTTCAGTGACAGTAACAAACGGATAGGGATTTAAGGCGCAGTATATCTGCGTCTTTTTTATTTGAATAAAAGGAGCTAATACAATGATTAAATTTGAAATTAAAGATCGTAAAACAGGAAAAACAGAGAGCTATACAAAAGAAGATGTAACAATGGGCGAAGCAGAAAAATGCTATGAGTATTTAGAATTAGTAAATCAAGAGAATAAAAAAGAAGCACCTAACGCAACAAAAATGAGACAAAAAGAGCGACAGTTATTAGTAGATTTATTTAAAGATGAAGGATTGACTGAAGAAGATGTTCTGAACAAGATGAGTACTAAAACTTATACAAAAGCCTTACAAGATATATTTCGAGAAATCAATGGTGAAGATGAAGAAGATTCAGAAACTGAACCAGAAGAGATGGGAAAGACAGAAGAACAATCTCAATAAAAGACATTTTATCGAACATTAAGAAAATACAACGTTTCTGTATGGAGCAGTATGGGTGGACATTAACTGAAGTCAGAAAACAGCCGTATGTAAAACTTTTAGAAATACTTAATGAAGAGAATAAAGAAGAGACTGAAGAAAAACAAAGTGAACAAAAAGTCATTACAGGTACGGATTTAAGAAAACTTTTTGGAAGCTAGAAAGGAGGTTAATATGAATGAAAAAGTAGAAGGCATGACCTTGGAGCTGAAATTAGACCATTTAGGTGTCCAAGAAGGAATGAAAGGTTTAAAGCGACAATTAGGTGTTGTTAATAGTGAAATGAAAGCTAATCTGTCAGCATTTGATAAGTCTGAAAAATCAATGGAAAAATATCAGGCGAGAATTAAGGGGTTAAATGATAGGCTTAAAGTTCAAAAAAAGATGTATTCTCAAGTAGAAGATGAGCTTAAACAAGTTAACGCTAATTACCAAAAAGCTAAATCCAGTGTAAAAGATGTTGAGAAAGCATATTTAAAGTTAGTAGAAGCCAATAAAAAAGAAAAATTAGCTCTTGATAAATCTAAAGAAGCCTTAAAATCATCGAATACAGAACTTAAAAAAGCTGAAAATCAATATAAACGTACAAATCAACGTAAACAAGATGCGTATCAAAAACTTAAACAGTTGAGAGATGCAGAACAAAAGCTTAAGAATAGTAACCAAGCTACTACTGCACAACTAAAAAGAGCAAGTGACGCAGTACAGAAGCAGTCCGCTAAGCATAAAGCACTTGTTGAACAATATAAACAAGAAGGCAATCAAGTTCAAAAACTAAAAGTGCAAAATGACAATCTTTCAAAATCAAATGATAAAATTGAAAGTTCTTACGCTAAAACTAATACTAAATTAAAGCAAACAGAAAAAGAATTTAATGATTTAAACAATACTATTAAGAATCATAGCGCTAATGTCGCAAAAGCTGAAACAGCTGTTAATAAAGAAAAAGCTGCTTTAAATAATTTGGAGCGTTCAATAGATAAAGCTTCATCCGAAATGAAGACTTTTAACAAAGAACAAATGATAGCTCAAAGTCATTTCGGTAAACTTGCAAGTCAAGCGGATGTCATGTCAAAGAAATTTAGTTCTATTGGAGACAAAATGACTTCCCTGGGACGTACAATGACGATGGGCGTATCTACACCAATTACTTTAGGGTTAGGTGCAGCATTAAAAACAAGTGCAGACTTTGAAGGCCAAATGTCTCGAGTTGGAGCGATTGCGCAAGCAAGCAGTAAAGACTTGAAAAGCATGTCTAATCAAGCAGTTGACTTAGGAGCTAAAACCAGTAAAAGTGCTAACGAAGTTGCTAAAGGTATGGAAGAATTGGCAGCTTTAGGCTTTAATGCCAAACAAACAATGGAGGCTATGCCAGGTGTTATCAGTGCAGCAGAAGCAAGTGGTGCAGAAATGGCTACAACTGCAACTGTAATGGCTTCAGCGATTAACTCTTTCGGTTTAAAAGCATCTGATGCAAATCATGTTGCTGACTTACTTGCGAGATCAGCAAATGATAGTGCTGCAGATATTCAGTACATGGGAGATGCATTGAAGTATGCTGGTACTCCTGCAAAAGCATTAGGAGTTTCAATAGAGGACACTTCCGCAGCAATTGAAGTTTTATCTAACTCAGGTTTAGAGGGTTCTCAAGCAGGTACTGCCTTAAGAGCTTCGTTTATTAGGCTAGCTAATCCAAGCAAAAGTACGGCTAAGGAAATGAAAAAATTAGGTATTCATTTGTCTGACGCTAAAGGTGAGTTTGTTGGAATGGGTGAATTGATTAGACAGTTCCAAGATAACATGAAAGGCATGACGAGAGAACAAAAACTAGCTACAGTGGCTACAATAGTTGGTACTGAAGCAGCAAGTGGATTTTTAGCCTTGATTGAAGCGGGTCCAGATAAAATTAATAGCTATAGCAAATCATTGAAGAACTCTAATGGTGAAAGTAAAAAAGCAGCAGATTTGATGAAAGATAACCTCAAAGGCGCTCTGGAACAATTAGGTGGCGCTTTTGAATCATTAGCAATCGAAGTCGGTAAAGATTTAACGCCTATGATTAGAGCAGGAGCGGAAGGTTTAACAAAATTAGTTGATGGATTTACACATCTCCCTGGTTGGGTTAGAAAAGCTTCAGTAGGATTAGCACTTTTTGGTGCAGCAATTGGACCTGCAGTTCTTGCTGGAGGGTTATTAATACGTACAGTTGGAAGTGCTGCTAAAGGATATGCGTCATTAAATAGACGTATTGCTGAAAATACAATCCTTTCAAATACTAATTCAAAAGCAATGAAATCTTTAGGTCTTCAAACATTATTTCTTGGTTCTACAACAGGAAAAACGTCAAAAGGCTTTAAAGGGTTAGCCGGAGCTATGATGTTTAATTTAAAACCTATAAATGTTTTGAAAAATTCTGCAAAGCTAGCAATTTTACCGTTCAAACTTTTGAAAAACGGTTTAGGATTAGCTGCAAAATCTTTATTTGCAGTAAGTGGAGGCGCAAGATTTGCGGGTGTAGCCTTAAGGTTTTTAACAGGACCTATAGGTGCTACAATAACTGCTATTACAATTGCGTATAAAGTTTTTAAAACCGCATATGATCGTGTGGAATGGTTCAGAAACGGTATTAACGGTTTAGGAGAAACTATAAAGTTTTTTGGTGGCAAAATTATTGGCGGCGCTGTTAGAAAGCTAGGAGAGTTTAAAAACTATCTTGGAAGTATCGGCAAAAGCTTCAAAGAAAAGTTTTCAAAAGATATGAAAGATGGTTATAAATCATTAAGCGACGATGACCTTCTCAAAGTAGGAGTCAACAAGTTTAAAGGATTTATGCAAACCATGGGCACAGCTTCTAAAAAAGCGTCTGATACTGTAAAAGTGTTAGGGAAAGGTGTTTCAAAAGAAACAGAAAAAGCTTTAGAAAAATATGTGCATTATTCTGAAGAAAATAGCAGAATCATGGAAAAAGTACGTTTAAACTCGGGTCAGATATCAGAAGACAAAGCAAAAAAACTTTTGAAAATTGAAACGGATTTATCTAATAACCTTATAGCTGAAATAGAAAAAAGAAATAAAAAGGAACTCGAAAAAACTCAAGAACTTATTGATAAGTATAGTGCATTCGATGAACAAGAAAAGCAAAACATTTTAACTCGAACTAAAGAAAAAAATGACTTGCGAATTAAAAAAGAGCAAGAACTCAATCAGAAAATCAAAGAATTAAAAGAAAAAGCTTTAAGTGATGGTCAGATTTCAGAAAATGAAAGAAAAGAAATTGAAAAGCTTGAAAATCAAAGACGTGACATCACTGTTAAAGAACTGAGTAAGACTGAAAAAGAGCAAGAGCGTATTTTAGTAAGAATGCAAAGAAACAGAAATGCTTATTCAATAGACGAAGCGAGCAAAGCAATTAAAGAAGCAGAAAAAGCAAGAAAAGCAAGAAAAAAAGAAGTGGACAAGCAATATGAAGATGATGTCATTGCTATAAAAAATAACGTCAACCTTTCTAAGTCTGAAAAAGATAAATTGTTAGCTATTGCTGATCAAAGACATAAGGGTGAAGTAAGAAAGGCAAAATCTAAAAAAGATGCTGTAGTAGACGTTGTTAAAAAGCAAAATAAAGATATTGATAAAGAGATGGATTTATCCAGTGGTCGTGTATATAAAAATACTGAAAAGTGGTGGAATGGCCTTAAAAGTTGGTGGTCTAACTTCAGAGAAGACCAAAAGAAGAAAAGTGATAAGTACGCTAAAGAACAAGAAGAAACAGCTCGTAGAAACAGAGAAAATATAAAGAAATGGTTTGGAAATGCTTGGGACGGCGTAAAAAGTAAAACTGGCGAAGCCTTTAGTAAAATGGGCAGAAATGCTAATCATTTTGGCGGCGAAATGAAAAAAATGTGGAGCGGAATCAAAGGGATTCCAAGCAAATTAAGTTCAGGTTGGAGCTCAGCCAAAAGTTCTGTAGGATACCACACTAAGGCTATAGCTAATAGTACTGGTAAATGGTTTGGAAAAGCTTGGCAATCTGTTAAATCGACAACAGGAAGTATTTACAATCAAACTAAGCAAAAGTATTCAGATGCCTCAGATAAAGCTTGGGCGCATTCAAAATCTATTTGGAGAGGCACATCAAAATGGTTTAGCAATGCATATAAAAGTGCAAAGGGCTGGCTAACGGATATGGCTAATAAATCTCGCGCGAAATGGGATAATATTTCTAGTACAGCTTGGTCGAATGCAAAATCCGTTTGGAAAGGAACATCGAAATGGTTTAGTAACTCATACAAATCTTTAAAAGATTGGACTGGGGATATGTATTCAAGAGCCCACGATCGTTTTGATGCAATTTCAAGTTCGGCATGGTCTAACGCTAAATCAGTATTTAATGGTTTTAGAAAATGGCTATCCAAAACATATGATTGGATTAGAGATATTGGTAAAGACATGGGAAGAGCTGCGGCTGATTTAGGTAAAAATGTTGCTAATAAAGCTATTGGCGGTTTGAATAGCATGATTGGCGGTATTAATAAAATATCTAAAGCCATTACTGATAAAAATCTCATCAAGCCAATACCTACATTGTCTACTGGTACTTTAGCAGGAAAGGGTGTAGCTACCGATAATTCGGGAGCATTAACGCAACCGACATTTGCTGTATTAAATGATAGAGGTTCTGGAAACGCCCCAGGCGGTGGAGTTCAAGAAGTAATTCACAGGGCTGACGGAACATTCCATGCACCCCAAGGACGAGATGTGGTTGTTCCACTAGGAGTTGGAGATAGTGTAATAAATGCCAATGACACTCTGAAGTTACAGCGGATGGGTGTTTTGCCAAAATTCCATGGTGGTACGAAAAAGAAAAAATGGATGGAACAAGTTACTGAAAATCTTGGTAAAAAAGCAGGGGACTTCGGTTCTAAAGCTAAAAACACAGCTCATAATATCAAAAAAGGTGCAGAAGAAATGGTTGAAGCCGCAGGCGATAAAATCAAAGATGGTGCATCTTGGTTAGGCGATAAAATCGGCGATGTGTGGGATTATGTACAACATCCAGGGAAACTAGTAAATAAAGTAATGTCAGGTTTAAATATTAATTTTGGAGGCGGAGCTAACGCTACAGTAAAAATTGCTAAAGGCGCGTACTCATTGCTCAAAAAGAAATTAGTAGACAAAGTAAAATCGTGGTTTGAAGATTTTGGTGGTGGAGGCGATGGAAGCTATCTATTTGACCATCCAATTTGGCAAAGGTTTGGGAGCTACACAGGTGGACTTAACTTTAATGGCGGTCGTCACTATGGTATCGACTTTCAAATGCCTACTGGAACGAACATTTATGCTGTTAAAGGCGGTATAGCTGATAAAGTATGGACTGATTACGGTGGCGGTAATTCTATACAAATTAAGACCGGTGCTAACGAATGGAACTGGTATATGCATTTATCTAAGCAATTAGTAAGACAAGGCCAACGTATTAAAGCTGGTCAACTGATAGGGAAATCAGGTGCTACAGGTAATTTCGTTAGAGGAGCACACTTACATTTCCAATTGATGCAAGGGTCGCATCCAGGGAATGATACAGCTAAAGATCCAGAAAAATGGTTGAAGTCACTTAAAGGTAGTGGCGTTCGAAGTGGTTCAGGTGTTAATAAGGCTGCATCTGCTTGGGCAGGCGATATACGTCGTGCAGCAAAACGAATGGGTGTTAATGTTACTTCGGGTGATGTAGGAAATATCATTAGCTTGATTCAACACGAATCAGGAGGAAATGCAGGTATAACTCAATCTAGTTCGCTTAGAGACATCAACGTTTTACAGGGCAATCCAGCAAAAGGATTGCTTCAATATATCCCACAAACATTTAGACATTATGCTGTTAGAGGTCACAACAATATATATAGTGGTTACGATCAGTTATTAGCGTTCTTTAACAACAGATATTGGCGCTCACAGTTTAACCCAAGAGGTGGTTGGTCTCCAAGTGGTCCAAGAAGATATGCGAATGGTGGTTTGATTACAAAGCATCAACTTGCTGAAGTGGGTGAAGGAGATAAACAGGAGATGGTTATCCCTTTAACTAGACGTAAACGAGCAATTCAATTAACTGAACAGGTTATGCGCATCATCGGTATGGATGGCAAGCCAAATAACATCACTGTAAATAATGATACTTCAACAGTTGAAAAATTGTTGAAACAAATTGTTATGTTAAGTGATAAAGGAAATAAATTAACAGATGCATTGATTCAAACTGTTTCTTCTCAGGATAATAACTTAGGTTCTAATGATGCAATTAGAGGTTTAGAAAAAATATTGTCAAAACAAAGTGGGCATAGAGCAAATGCAAATAATTATATGGGAGGTTTGACTAATTAATGCAATCTTTTGTAAAAATCATAGATGGTTACAAGGAAGAAGTAATAACAGATTTTAATCAGCTTATATTTTTAGATGCAAGGGCTGAAAGTCCAAACACCAATGATAACAGTGTAACTATTAACGGAGTAGATGGTATTTTACCGGGCGCAATTAGTTTTGCGCCTTTTTCATTAGTATTAAGGTTTGGCTATGATGGTATAGATGTTATAGATTTAAATTTATTTGAGCATTGGTTTAGATCTGTGTTTAATCGCAGACATCCTTATTATGTTATTACTTCTCAAATGCCTGGTGTTAAATATGCAGTGAATACAGCTAATGTTACATCTAATTTAAAAGATGGTTCTTCAACTGAAATTGAAGTAAGTTTAAATGTTTATAAAGGGTATTCTGAATCAGTTAATTGGACCGATAGCGAGTTCTTATTCGACTCTAATTGGATGTTTGAAAATGGAATTCCTCTTGATTTCACACCTAAATATACTCATACATCAAATCAATTTACTATTTGGAACGGTTCTACTGATACGATAAATCCACGATTCAAGCACGATTTGAAAATATTAATTAATTTAAATGCGAGTGGAGGATTTGAACTGGTTAACTATACAACAGGTGATATTTTTAAGTACAACAAAAGTATAGATAAAAACACTGATTTTGTTTTAGATGGTGTGTATGCATATCGAGATATAAATAGAGTGGGAATTGATACAAATAGAGGCATTATAACATTAGCGCCAGGTAAAAATGAATTTAAGATTAAAGGAGACGTCAGTGATATTAAAACTACATTTAAGTTTCCTTTTATTTATAGGTAGGTGATTTAATGGATTATCATGATCATTTATCAGTAATGGATTTTAATGAATTGATTTGTGAAAATTTACTAGATGTAGATTATGGTTCTTTTAAAGAATATTATGAACTGAATGAAGCTAGGTACATCACCTTTACAGTTTATAGAACTACTCATAATAGTTTTGTTTTTGATTTATTGATTTGTGAAAACTTCATAATTTATCATGGTGAAAAATATACAATTAAGCAGACAGCGCCAAAGGTTGAAGGTGATAAAGTTTTTATTGAAGTTACGGCATATCACATAATGTATGAATTTCAAAATCACTCAGTGGAATCAAATAAGCTTGATGACGACAGTAGCGAAACTGGTAAAACGCCAGAATACTCTTTAGATGAGTACTTAAGATATGGATTTGCAAATCAAAAAACTTCGGTCAAAATGACCTATAAAATAATTGGAGATTTTAAGCGAAAAGTACCGATTGACGAATTAGGTAACAAAAACGGCTTAGAATACTGTAAAGAAGCGGTAGACCTGTTTGGCTGTATAATTTACCCAAATGATACAGAGATTGGTTTTTATTCTCCTGAAACATTTTATCAAAGAAGCGAGAAAGTGATTCGATATCAATATAATACTGATACTGTATCTGCAACTGTCAGTACATTGGAATTAAGAACAGCTATAAAAGTTTTTGGAAAAAAGTATACAGCTGAGGAAAAGAAAAATTATAATCCTATTAGAACAACTGACATTAAATATTCAAATGGTTTTATAAAAGAAGGTACTTATCGTACCGAAACAATTGGGTCTAAAGCTACTATTAACTTTGATTGCAAGTATGGTAATGAAACAGTTAGATTTACAATAAAAAAGGGCTCTCAAGGTGGAATATATAAGTTGATTTTAGACGGCAAGCAAATTAAGCAAATTTCTTGTTTTGCTAAGTCGGTTCAGTCTGAAACAATAGATTTAATAAAAAATATTGATAAAGGCAAGCACGTTTTAGAAATGATATTTTTAGGAGAAGACCCCAAAAATAGAATTGATATATCTTCAAATAAAAAAGCTAAGCCTTGTATGTATGTTGGAACTGAAAAATCAACAGTCTTAAATTTAATTGCTGATAATTCAGGTCGCAATCAATACAAAGCAATTGTCGACTACGTCGCAGATAGTGCAAAGCAGTTTGGGATTCGATATGCTAATACGCAAACAAATGAAGATATCGAAACACAGGATAAGCTGTTAGAATTTGCAAAAAAGCAAATAAATGATACTCCTAAGACTGAATTAGATGTTAATTATATAGGTTATGAAAAAATAGAGCCAAGAGATAGCGTATTTTTTGTTCATGAATTAATGGGATATAACACTGAATTAAAGGTTGTTAAACTTGATAGGTCACATCCATTTGTAAACGCAATAGATGAAGTGTCTTTCAGCAATGAAATAAAAGATATGGTACAAATTCAACAAGCACTTAACAGACGAGTTATTGCACAAGATAATAGATATAACTATCAAGCAAATCGTATAAATCATTTATACACTAGTACTTTGAATTCTCCTTTCGAGACAATGGATATAGGGAGTGTATTAATATAATGGCAACAGAAGAAGTTAAAATCAAAGCGCTACTTGAAAACGATAAACAGTACTTTCCAGCTACACATTGGAAAGCTATAAATGGGATACCTTATGCAGGCAGTAGTGATATTGATGGATTGCCTCAAGACGGTATCATTTCGGTAGATGATAAAAATAAATTAGATAATTTAAAAATAGGCGAAGCAGGAATTATTCAAAATAGCATTGTACAGAAATCCCCAAACGGTAAATTGTGGAAAATAACAGTTGACGATAGTGGGAAACTTGGTACAGTGCTATTTTATTAGAAAGGAAGGTGCATTATGGAAAATTTGTATTTAATAAAGGATTTGGGAGCTTTAGCAGGTCGAGATTATAGAGCTAAAGAAATTCAAAACCTGCAAAGAATAGAGCAATTTGCGCTTGGCTTGACAACAGAGTTTAAGTTGCATCAGAAAGCTAAAACAATGCAACACTTCGCTGAGCAAATTTATTATAATGGTAGATCGCAAGCAGCAGTAAACAAATCTTTACAAAGTCAAATTAACGCACTTGTTGTGGCACCACGTAATAACAGTGCTAATGAGATTGTTCAAGCTCGAGTTAATGTAAACGGCGAAACCTTTGACACATTAAAAGAACATTTAGACGATTGGGAAACCAAAACTCAAATTAATAAAGAGGAAACTATAAGAGAATTAAATAAGACCAAACAAGAAATTCTTGATATCGAGTATCGTTTTGAACCTGATAAGCAAGAATTTTTATTTGTGACAGAACTTGCACCTCTTACAAATGCAGTAATGCAATCCTTCTGGTTTGATAATAGAACAGGCATAGTATACATGACACAAGCTAGAAATAATGGCTATATGCTAAGTCGTTTAAGACCTAATGGTCAATTTATAGACAGCTCATTGATTGTAGGTGGGGGTCATGGTACACATAACGGTTATAGATATATTGATGATGAGTTATGGATTTATAGTTTTATCTTAAATGGTAATAATGAGAATACATTAGTTCGTTTCAAGTATACGCCTAATGTGGAAATTAGCTATGGCAAGTATGGTATGCAAGATGTATTTACAGGACACCCAGAAAAACCCTACATCACCCCTGTCATAAATGAAAAAGAAAATAAAATTCTATACAGAATTGAGAGACCTAGAAGTCAGTGGGAACTTGAAAACTCAATGAATTATATAGAGATAAGAAGTTTAGACGATGTTGATAAAAATATTGATAAAGTTTTGCATAAAATCAGTATCCCTATGAGACTAACAAACGAAACCCAACCAATGCAGGGTGTGACTTTTGATGAAAAATACTTGTATTGGTATACAGGAGACAGTAATCCAAATAATAGAAACTATTTAACGGCTTTCGATTTAGAAACAGGAGAAGAAGCGTATCAGGTTAATGCTGACTATGGTGGAACACTAGATTCATTTCCTGGCGAATTTGCGGAAGCAGAAGGTTTGCAAATATACTATGACAAAGATAGTGGTAAAAAAGCTTTGATGCTAGGTGTTACTGTCGGTGGTGATGGAAATAGAACACATCGTATTTTCATGATTGGGCAAAGAGGCATTTTAGAAATACTTCACTCAAGAGGCGTTCCTTTTATCATGAGTGACACAGGTGGTAGAGTTAAACCTTTACCAATGAGGCCTGATAAACTTAAGAATCTTGGGATGTTAACAGAGCCAGGTCTTTACTATTTATACACTGATCATACAGTTCAAATCGATGATTTCCCATTACCAAGAGAATGGCGTGATGCAGGTTGGTTCTTGGAAGTTAAGCCACCACAAACTGGCGGTGATGTAATTCAGATATTGACGCGTAATAGTTATGCAAGGAATATGATGACTTTTGAAAGGGTGCTTTCTGGAAGAACTGGAGACATTTCGGACTGGAATTATGTGCCTAAAAATAGTGGTAAATGGGAGAGAGTACCTTCATTCATCACAAAAATGTCAGATATTAACATAGTAGGCATGTCGTTTTATTTAACTACGGATGATACAAAACGTTTTACAGATTTTCCAACTGAACGTAAAGGGGTAGCTGGTTGGAACTTATATGTAGAAGCTTCAAACACAGGTGGCTTTGTTCATAGGCTAGTTCGTAATAGTGTTACAGCATCTGCTGAGATACTATTGAAAAATTATGATAGTAAAACAAGTTCAGGGCCATGGACTTTACACGAAGGGAGAATTATAAGTTAATGAGTAATTTAGAGAAATCTGTAGCTATAAATTTAGAAAACACAGCGCATTATGAAAATATTTCAAATCTAGATATAACTTTTAGAACAGGAGAGAGTGATTCTTCTGTTCTTCTTTTTAATATCACTAAAAATAATCAACCGTTATTATTGAGTGAAGAAAATATCAAAGCACGAATAGCGATTCGAGGTAAAGGAGTCATGGTAGTTGCTCCACTAGAAATATTAGATCCATTTAAAGGTATTTTAAAATTTCAATTACCTAATGATGTAATTAAACGAGATGGAAGTTATCAAGCTCAAGTTTCGGTTGCAGAATTAGGTAATTCAGACGTGGTAGTTGTCGAGAGAACTATCACATTTAACGTTGAAAAAAGTTTGTTTAGCAAGATTCCCTCTGAAACAAAACTACACTATATTGTTGAGTTTCAAGAATTAGAAAAAACTATTATGGATCGCGCGAAAGCAATGGACGAGGCTATAAAAAATGGTGAGGATTATGCGAGTCTGATTGAAAAAGCTAAAGAAAAAGGTCTATCAGATATTCAAATAGCAAAATCTTCAAGTATTGATGAATTAAAGCAACTTGCTAATAGCCGTATATCTGATTTGGAAAATAAAGCGCAAGCATATTCAAGAACATTCGATGAGCAAAAGCGATATATGGATGAGAAACATGAAGCCTTCAAGCAGTCAGTGAATAGTGGTGGTTTAGTCACAAGTGGTTCTACTTCAAATTGGCAAAAAGCTAAGATTACTAAAGATGATGGTAAGATAATGCAGATTACTGGATTTGATTTTAATAATCCAGAACAAAGAATAGGTGATTCAACCCAATTTATTTATGTTTCGCAAGCTATAAATTATCCAAGAGATGTTAGTACTAACGGTACTGTCGAATATTTAGTAGTAACTTCAGATTACAAGCGTATGACTTATCGACCGAACGGTACAAATAAAGTGTTTGTTAAAAGAAAAGAAGCGGGTTCATGGTCTGAGTGGTCAGAATTAGCTATTAATGATTACAATACACCTTTTGAAACTGTTCAAAGTGCCCAATCAAAAGCTAATATGGCCGAAAGTAACGCTAAATTATACGCAGATGACAAGTTTAATAAAAGGTATTCGGTTATTTTTGATGGAACAGCAAATGGTGTGGGCTCTACATTGTACTTAAATGAGAGTTTAGACCAATTTATTTTATTAATTTTTTATGGGACTTTTCCAGGTGGTGACTTTACAGAGTTTGGCAGTCCTTTTGGAGGAGGAAAGATTTCATTGAATCCCTCAAATCTTCCAGATGGTGATGGAAATGGTGGAGGTGTTTATGAGTTTGGATTAACTAAATCTAGTCGTACATCTTTAACTATATCAAACGATGTCTATTTCGACTTAGGAAGTCAAAGAGGCTCTGGTGCGAACGCAAATAGAGGGACAATTAACAAAATTATAGGAGTGAGAAAATAATGCAAATATTAGTTAACAAGCGTAATGAGATAATTTCATACGCTATCATTGGCGGCTTTGAAGAAGGTATTGATATTGAAAATTTACCAGAAAATTTCTCTCAAGTTTTTAGACCTAAAGCCTTTAAATATTCAAATGGGGAAATAGTTTTTAACGAAGATTATTCAGAAGAAAAAGATGACTTGCATCAACAGATTGACAGTGAAGAACAAAACACAGTCGCTTCTGATGACATCTTACGAAAAATGGTTGCTAGTATGCAGAAACAAGTTGTTCAAAGTACAAAGTTATCGATGCAAGTTAATAAGCAAAATGCACTAATGGCAAAACAACTTGTGACACTTAATAAAAAATTAGAAGAGGTTAAAGGAGAGACTGAAAATGCTTAAATTAATTTCACCAACATTCGAAGATATTAAAACATGGTATCAATTGAAAGAATATAGTAAAGAAGATATAGCGTGGTATGTAGATATGGAAGTTATAGATAAAGAGGAATATGCAATTATTACAGGAGAAAAGTATCCAGAAAATCTAGAGTCATAGGTTATAATCTTATGGCTTTTTAATTTGAATAAAGTGGGTGGTGTAATGTTTGGATTTACCAAACGACACGAACAAGATTGGCGTTTAACGCGATTAGAAGAAAATGATAAGACTATGTTTGAAAAATTCGACAGAATAGAAGACAGTCTGAGAACGCAAGAAAAAATTTATGACAAGTTAGATAGAAATTTCGAAGAACTAAGGCGTGACAAAGAAGAAGATGAAAAAAATAAAGAGAAAAATGCTAAAAATATTAGAGACATCAAGATGTGGATTCTAGGATTAATAGGGACGATTCTAAGTACATTTGTTATAGCCTTGTTAAAAACTATTTTTGGCATTTAAAGGAGGTGATTACCATGCTTAAGGGAATTTTAGGATATAGCTTTTGGGCGTGTTTCTGGTTTGGTAAGTGTAAGTAATATTTAAGAGTCAGTGCTTCGGCACTGGCTTTTTATTTTGGATAAAAGGAGCAAACAAATGGATGCAAAAGTAATAACAAGATACATCGTATTGATCTTAGCATTAGTAAATCAATTCTTAGCGAATAAAGGTATAAGTCCGATACCAGTAGATGAAGAAAGTGTTTCATCGATTATCTTAACAGTTGTTGCTTTATATACTACATATAAAGATAATCCAACATCTCAAGAAGGGAAATGGGCGAATCAAAAATTAAAGAAATATAAAGCTGAAAGTAAATATAGAAAAGCAACAGGACAAGCACCTATTAAAGAAGTAATGACACCTACGAATATGAACGACACAAATGATTTAGGGTAGGTGGTTGATATATGTTAATGACAAAAAATCAAGCAGAAAAATGGTTTGACAATTCATTAGGGAAACAATTCAACCCAGATGGTTGGTATGGATTTCAGTGTTATGATTACGCCAATATGTTCTTTATGTTAGCGACAGGCGAAAGGCTGCAAGGTTTATATGCTTATAATATCCCGTTTGATAATAAAGCAAAGATTGAAAAATATGGTCAAATAATTAAAAACTATGACAGCTTTTTACCGCAAAAGTTGGATATTGTCGTTTTCCCGTCAAAGTATGGTGGCGGAGCTGGACACGTTGAAATTGTTGAGAGCGCAAATTTAAACACTTTCACATCATTTGGTCAAAACTGGAACGGTAAAGGTTGGACTAATGGCGTTGCGCAACCTGGTTGGGGTCCTGAAACTGTGACAAGACATGTTCATTATTATGACAATCCAATGTATTTTATTAGGTTAAACTTCCCTAACAACTTAAGCGTTGGCAATAAAGCTAAAGGTATTATTAAGCAAGCGACTACAAAAAAAGAGGCAGTAATTAAACCTAAAAAAATTATGCTTGTAGCCGGTCATGGTTATAACGATCCTGGAGCAGTAGGAAACGGAACAAACGAACGCGATTTTATACGTAAATATATAACGCCTAATATCGCTAAGTATTTAAGACATGCAGGACATGAAGTTGCATTATACGGTGGCTCAAGTCAATCACAAGATATGTATCAAGATACTGCATACGGTGTTAATGTAGGCAATAAAAAAGATTATGGCTTATATTGGGTTAAATCACAGGGGTATGACATTGTTCTAGAAATACATTTAGACGCAGCAGGAGAAAGCGCAAGTGGTGGGCATGTTATTATCTCAAGTCAATTCAATGCAGATACTATTGATAAAAGTATACAAGACGTTATTAAAAATAACTTAGGACAAATAAGAGGTGTGACACCTCGTAATGATTTACTAAATGTTAATGTATCAGCAGAAATAAATATAAATTATCGTTTATCTGAATTAGGTTTTATTACTAATAAAAATGATATGGATTGGATTAAGAAAAACTATGACTTGTATTCTAAATTAATAGCCGGTGCGATTCATGGTAAGCCTATAGGTGGTTTGGTAGCTGGTAATGTTAAAACATCAGCTAAAAACCAAAAAAATCCACCAGTGCCAGCAGGTTATACACTCGATAAGAATAATGTCCCTTATAAAAAAGAACAAGGCAATTACACAGTAGCTAATGTTAAAGGTAATAATGTAAGAGACGGTTATTCAACTAATTCAAGAATTACAGGGGTATTACCCAACAACAAAACAATTACGTATGACGGTGCATATTGTATTAATGGTTATAGATGGATTACTTATATTGCTAATAGTGGACAACGTCGCTATATTGCGACCGGAGAGGTAGACATAGCAGGCAACCGAATAAGCAGTTTTGGTAAGTTTAGCACGATTTAGTATTTACTTAGAATAAATATTTTGCTACATTAACTATAGGGAATCTTACAGTTATTAAATAACTATTTGGATGGATGTTAATATTCCTATACACTTTTTAACATTTCTCTCAAGATTTAAATGTAGATAACAGGCAGGTACTTCGGTACTTGCCTATTTTTTTATGTTATAGCTAGCCTTCGGGCTAGTTTTTTGTTATGATGTGTTACACATGCATCAACTATTTACATCTATCCTTGTTCACCCAAGCATGTCACTGGATGTTTTTTCTTGCGATAGAGAGCATAGTTTTCATACTACTCCCCGTAGTATATATGACTTTAGCATTCCCGTATAACAGTTTACGGGGTGCTTTTATGTTATAATTACATGCATATATAGTAGGAGTGAACTATATAGCCCGGCAGAGGCCATATATCTGACTGTTGGTCCCACAGGAGACATCTTCCTTGTCATCACTCGATACATATATCTTAACAACATAGAGTTGTTACAGTCGCTACACCACTCATACTAGTTACTGGGTGGTTTTTTATATGTTTAAAAACCGTTATAAATGCTATAATAATGCTATACATGTGATAAAATGAGGTAATATATATGAACGAAAAAACTGGTATAGACCAATTTATGAGAAAAGAAATCGAAAGTTTAGGCGTAAGTTACGATGAACAACAAAGCAGCAATGTTGAAATAGCGGAAGCGCTAAAAACAGCAAGTAAAAGTTTAAGCGGAAAAGTAGGTAAACCAGAATTTTTATTTTTTAGCGATGAATTTTTAGTCGTTGTTGAGGATAAAAAAGATATACATAAGCATGAAATGAAGTCTGAACGAGGTGAACTAATACTAGATTCACCAGAAATATTGAAAGATTATGCTGTAAATGGCGCAGTGCATTATGCGCGGCACATTATTAAACATACAAATATAGTTGAAAAGGTTTTTGCGGTTGGCGCATCAGGTGATGGGCATTCGAATAAAATTAGCATACATTATGTAGATAGCAAAAGCTATAAATATATTTCAGATATAAACAACTTAGAGGATTTGAAAGAAGAAAACATTGAAGAATTTTATCGTGTTTCTGTGTTAGGAGAGTTACCTAAAGAAGAAAGAGAGTTAATAGAAGTTAATAAAATTGCTGCCGATTTGCACGAGGACTTAAGGAACTATGGTTCGCTTGAAGGTGAAAAGAAAGCTTCTGTAGTGTCCGCAATTTTACTAGCTTTAGAAAATGAAGAAGTGATTTTTAATGTGGATAAACTACAAGGACTTCAAGGTGAGGGTGTTAAAGATGGCGAAATCCTCTTTGATGCTATTGATAAATATTTAAGAAATAAAAGTTTAATGCCTCATGCTAAAATTGGTGAATTAAAAGATAACTTCACTTTTATACAGAACGATTTGACGTTAAATAGATCAAGAGAAGACTTAAAGATGACACCATTAAAATATTTTACTATCAAGCTAAGTAATAAATTAAAGAAAAATATCAAACATTCTGATATGGATATACTAGGTAATTTTTATGGTGAGTTTGTAAAATATGGAGGAAATGATGGTAATTCATTAGGCATAGTCTTAACACCTAGACATATTACAAACCTGATGTGCGAATTAATTGATATTGATGAAAATGATTATGTATTAGATCCATGCTGTGGTTCAGGTGGGTTTTTAATAGCTGCCATGAATAGAATGTTAGGAAAAACAAATGATGAAATCAAAAAAGCTGAAATAAAACAAAATCAATTACATGGAATTGAATTACAACAAAAGTTATTCACTATAGCAACTACAAATATGATTTTACGTGGTGATGGTAAAAGTAATCTAAAACGTGATGACATATTCCATGTTGAAACAGGTCTATATAAAAATCAAATTACTAAGGCATTAATTAACCCCCCATATTCACAAGCTAAAACGAAAAACTTAAGTCACTTATCAGAAATTAGTTTTATCAATGAAACGTTGTCACTAATGAAAAAGGACGCTAAGTTAGCCGCTATCGTTCCACAGAGTACAATGATTGGTAAAACTAATAATGATAAGAATTACAAGCGCGAAATACTAGAAAAGCATTCGTTAGAAACAGTAATTACGCTTAATAAAGATACCTTTTATGGCGTGGGAGTAAATCCGTGTATAGCAATTTTCACTGCAGGTGTTCCACAAGACAACAAAAAACGTGTTAACTTTGTAAACTTTTCTGATGATGGTTATATAGTGCGTAAACATGTGGGATTAGTTGGAGATGGTACCGAGAAATCAAAAAAAGAATATCTTTTAAACGTGTTAAATGATTATGAAGATGCGGATACTAACTTTTTAGTTAAATCCCCTATTACTTGGAAGGATGAATGGTTGCATAGCTTCTTTTACTACAATGAAGAGATTCCTACAGATGAAGATTTCGAAAAGACAATAGCTGATTACTTATCATTTGAATTTGATATGAAACTGCACGGCAGGGGGGATTTATTCGATAATGAAACTGAGTGA